TATGGAGGAACTTATCGGAGAGCTGGATGAAGGCGTCGTTTTTATTTGGGACAGTGTTGCCCAAACCCCTACTCGCAAGATGTTAGATGAAGATTTTGATCCTCAGTCTTCTATCGGATATAAGGCGCGTCTTTTGTCTAAAGCTATGAAAAAGATAACGATTCCTTTAGCTAATAGTCAAAGTACCTTATTGGCTCTCAATCAATTGAAGACGAACATTACTACTGATAGAGCCTCGTTATTAACAGAACCATATGTGACTCCTGGAGGTAAAGCACTCCCTTATTCATATTCTCTCCGTATATGGCTTACAGCTCGTAAAGCAAAGGCATCGTATGTAACAAATGTACATGGATATAAAGTCGGATCTGAAGTAAAGGCACGCATCAAAAAATCACGTTTTGGATCCTTGGGAAGAGAATGCACCTTCAAAATTCTTTGGGGCAATGATGTTGGAATTCAAGATGAAGAAAGTTGGTTTGATGCCATTCAGCCATCTGAAAATTTACAACGCAACGGTGCATGGTATACATTAATGTATGACGATGGAACTTCTGAGAAATTTCAGTTTACCAAGTGGGATGAAAAGATGAAGAACAAGAAGTTTAAGAATCGAGTATTAGAAATAATGGATGAGGTAGTGGTTCAAAGTTGGCATGCCTTAGAAGAAAATATTTCTAGTGTCGTTGAATAGATTGTGCTTACTATTTATACCATATGGAATTGAAGCACTTAATTAGAGAAGCTATTAGTGAATCGCTTTATGAAGCGAATATCATAATGAGATATGCTCGGGATGAAAATTTAACGTTAATTAATGATAAGTTGCGAGGGATTTGTGGTATCACAATTGTTGATGTATTTATCCCTACAAAAATAGTATCCAAACATGTTGATCTCGTTACTTTGAAAATTAAGTTCTTTTTGGGAAGACATGATCTACAACAACATATGCATAAGATGTCAAATGAAGCTAGAAAGATTGAAGGTGTTTATTCTTTCATTCCCACCAGAGCCTCAAAGCTTAAAACCAAAAGTCATAAATAGAGGTTAAAATGTTAGTAAAAGGTCGTGTGTTGATCATCGATCAGCTCAATCTATTTTTACGTAATTACGTAATCAACCCATCTGAATCACAATGGGGTCCTATAGGCGGCGTCAAAGGCACCCTTCAATCCCTTCAGAAGCTTTGTAACGATATAAAGCCGGATTATATTGTGATTTGTTGGGACGGCGCAGGTGGTTCTCTCAAACGCAAACAAATGAAGAAGGACTATAAAGAAGGGAGAGCACCTCTTCGTTTAAATCGTGCCTTCCGCGATCTCACTGAAGATGAAGAAAAGAAGAATAGATTTTATCAAGAGATAAGAATGGTGGAATATTTTAACCAAATGCCTGTTATCCAACTTCGTTTTGACAATGTTGAAGCTGATGATATCGTCGCTTATGTTTCAAACTTACCTGAACTTGAAGAATGTGAAAAGGTGATTGTTTCAAATGATAAGGATTTTTTCCAACTTGTAACTGGCAAAACTGTATTAATGCGCCCTGTAGAAAAAAGTCGAGTATATAATACAAATGCAGTTCTTAATCAATATAGTATTCATCCCCATAATTTTGCTCTTGCAAAAACGATGATTGGAGATAAGAGTGACAATCTTCCAGGAATCTCAGGCGTAGGCGAGGGAAGAATCAAGAAGGATTTTCCTCAATTTATTAATGAAGAACAAATTACGATTGATGAATTGTTAGATTATTGTCGTGAAAAATACGAAGAAAATAATAAACGAAAATTATGGAAAGAAGTTATTGACAACGAAGACGTAGTTAGGTTAAACTATAAAATGATGCAACTTTATGCTCCACAATTATCTTTGGATCACAAAAAAGAAATTCGAGAGACTTTGGAGAATCCCGATTTAACTTTTGATAAAATGGAAGTTCTCAGGATGATGATGAAAGATGAATTTGCACAAGTAAGTTTCTCAGGGCTTTTTCAAGCTTTTAAGAGAATGTCACAATAAAGAGGGTTTTATGACTGAGGGTATGGATTTTTCCAAATATGGAAAAGCGTTTCAAGAATCTCTAGCTCAAATAATATTTGAGGATCGTCCTTTCTGCGATCAGATAGAGGAGGTAATGGATGTAAGCTTTTTTGAATTAAAATATTTGAGAGCTTTCATGGGATTAATTCTGAATTATCGGCAGCAATATGGGGTGCACCCGTCATCCAATATTATTGCTTCGATTTTGAGAACAGAGATGGATGATTTATCTCCAGCGCTTCAAAAACAGGTAAGAGATTTTTATGTACGTGTCGAGGCCCGTGACGTGAGCGACAGGGAGTATATCAAGGACACAAGTTTAGATTTTTGTAAGAAACAGAAACTTAAAGAGGCTCTTATACAATCTGTGGATCTTATAAAAAGTTCCTCATATGATGAAGTTAAACAAGTGATTGACGAAGCTTTAAAGCTTGGACTAGATGCTGATTATGGTCATGATTTTATAAAAGATTTTGAGGCACGCTATGAAATAAAAGCAAGAAATCCAATATCGACAGGGTGGGACAAGATCGATCAATTAACTAAAAATGGTATAGGAAGCGGGGAGTTAGGAGTAGTGATTGCTCCTACGGGCGCAGGCAAATCCATGGCTTTATCTCATTTGGGCGCGACTGCCGTAAAGAATGGCAAAAATGTAGTACATTATACTTTAGAATTATCCGAAGCATTAACGGGACAACGATATGATAGCTGTATTAGTGGAGTACCCCTAACCCAGCTTTTTGAAAGAAAAGATGAAGTATTAGAGGATATCGTAGATATCCCAGGTTCATTGGTGATTAAAGAATACCCCACTCGAAGTGCGAGTAGTGTGACCATACGCAGGCATTTAGAAAAATTAAAAAAACAAAATCGGAAAATCGATATGATTATAGTAGATTACGCTGATTTGCTCAAACCCCAGAAAAATTATAAAGAGAAACGCAATGAATTGGAATCTATTTATGAAGACTTACGTGCAATTGCGCAAGAGTTTTATTGTCCTATATGGACAGCATCTCAAACGAATCGTTCTGGATTAAATGCAGAAGTGGTGACTATGGAATCAATTTCGGAAGCTTTTAGTAAATGTTTTGTCGCAGATTTTATTTGTTCTATATCGAGAACAATTAAGGATAAGAATAGTAATCAAGCCCGAATGTTTATCGCCAAAAACCGCCACGGACCAGATGGATTAGTTTTTTCAATGCACATGGATGCAGCATGTGTCAAATTACAAGTGATTGATAAACATCAGATTGGCGACATATTGCCAGCTTCAAGCCCTGCTGATTTAGCTCAAAAGCTTCGCGATAAATATAAACAACAAAGAATACAAGGAGGATAGCATTGATGGAGATATCATCTAAAATTTTGTCAGATATTACAGTTCATATGAAATATGCCAGATACCTAGAGAAAGAGAAGAGAAGGGAGACTTGGGAAGAAATAGTAACCCGCAATAAGGAAATGCATAAGAAAAAATATCCAGAATTGGGTGAAGAAATAGAAAAAGCCTATACTTATGTCTATGCCAAAAAAATCCTACCCTCTATGCGATCTATGCAATTCGGTGGTAAACCAATTGAAGTCGCTCCTAACCGCATTTATAATTGCGCTTTTCTTCCTGTGGATGATTGGCTTAGCTTTCCTGAAACTATGTTCCTCTTACTTGGGGGAACGGGCGTCGGATTTTCTGTCCAAAAACACCACGTGGAAAAACTTCCAGAAATTCTTAAGCCGCCAGGTAAACGCACTAAGAGGTTTTTGGTGGCGGATTCGATCGAGGGGTGGGCCGACGCAATCAAAGGATTGATGAAGAGTTACTTTTTTGGATCCACTAGACCACGTTTTGATTTTTCTGATATCCGTCCGAAGGGCACCAAACTAGTTACCAGTGGGGGAAAAGCCCCCGGTTCCCAACCTTTAAGAGAATGTCTTGTCAAGGTTGAGGGGATTTTGCAGCAAAAGGAGAATGGTGATAAATTACGTCCTATCGAAGTCCATGATATTGTTTGTTATATTGCTGACGCTGTTCTTGCCGGGGGCATTCGTCGCGCTGCTCTTATATCATTGTTTTCAGCCGACGATGAAGAGATGTTGGCAGCCAAAGCAGGAAATTGGTGGGAAGAAAATCCCCAACGCGGAAGAGCAAATAATTCAGTAGTTCTCTTACGTCATCGTATTTCTAGAGAATATTTTATGGATCTTTGGGAAAGAGTGAAAGCTTCCGGATGTGGGGAGCCAGGATTTTATTTTAGCAATGACAAAGATTGGGGAACAAATCCCTGCTGTGAAATTGCCCTGCGTCCTTATCAGTTTTGTAACTTGACGGAGGTGAATACTTCTGATTTAGAAACCCAAGAGGAATATAATGATAGAGTAAGGACAGCATCTTTTATTGGCACACTACAGGCGGGTTATACAGATTTTCATTATCTCCGTGATGTATGGCAAAAGCAAACCGAGAAAGAAGCATTGATAGGTGTTTCCATGACTGGTATTGCATCAGAAAAAGTTTTGGGATTAGATATGACAAAAGCCGCGCAGGCAGTCAAAAGAGAAAACGCTAGGATAGCGAAAATAATTGGTATCAAATCCGCAGCTCGTTGTACAACTGTAAAGCCTGCAGGCACCACTTCCTTAGCTCTTGGAACTTCAAGTGGAATACATCCATGGCACAGCGAACATTATATTAGAAGAATTCGTGTTGGGAAAAATGAATCAATTTATACATATTTGCTCATTCATCATCCGGAATTGGTTGAAGACGAATATTTTCGCCCTTATGATACTGCAGTAATCAGTGTACCTCAAAAAGCTCCAGATGGTGCGATAACACGCAAGGAGAGCGCCCTGCAACTTCTAAAGAGGATTAAGAGGGTTACTAAAGAATGGGTTGAACCAGGCACCCGTCGAGGTCAAAATACGCATAATATTTCTGCCACCCTTTCAATTAGAAACGATGAGTGGATAGATGTTGGCGATTGGATGTGGGAAAATCGTGATTGTTATAATGGATTATCTGTTTTGCCTTATGATGAACATATTTATAAGCAAGCTCCTTTTGAAGAATGTTCAAAAGAAAGATATCAGGTATTATATGATACTTTACAAGAAGTTGATTTAACGCAAATTGCTGAATTTGAAGATAACACAGATTTGCAGGGAGAACTAGCATGTTCGGGTGGAAGTTGCGAACTAACTTAGTACTTGACTTTTTCATGAATGTGACTATAATACAGATAATAAGGAGGACGTAATGTCTAATAATACTAAAGATGATTATATCATTGAATACATAAAGGCTTTTGATACTGTTGAGAGGGAAATGGAACCCTTTAAAGATCATAAAAGAGATCTTAAGAAGAATTATATCGAAAACGGATGGCTTTCTAAAGAAGATATCAGCCTAGCTGTAAAAGCATATCGAATGATAAAGCGTGGGGATAGCATTGATAATTTTATTGATATGCATGACAATATCAAAAAGAGGATTATTTAGGAGAAAATATGTTTTTGAGACCTTGTAATAGATATCTTGTAGTTGAGCCCATAGAAGAAGATCAACTAGAAGATAATCCAAGAATATTATTGCCTGATGATTATAAACAGTCCAATCCATTTGGAATAGGAAGAATTGTTGGTCGAGCAACCGATTGCAGTGTAGAGGCATTTGAGGGGGAAATAATCACTTTTTCTAGCAATATGTTAGAAAAGATATCAATAAATGGTGAAAACTTCTCTTTGCTTTTAGAGAACTATGTATTGGGAATTTTAAGCGAAATAGAATAATGGTGCTTAGTAAAAGTTTATGGTTGTAGATTTTGAATGGGATAGTATAGCTATAGGAACGTCGCTGGGTGCGATGGAATCTGCTTTTGAAAGTGGCTCTCCTGTCTTATTTAACAGGGAGCCATATTTTTTTGAATTTGAAGAGTCAGATGATGGGGAGTCCAAAAAGAAAAAATGGCAACGCTTGGCATCTGCTATTGCCATACGAGGCTTGAATCCTTTCGGAAATAAAATAACTTCTATTAGAATTAATGATGGTTATTTAGAAGTAATATGCAGTACTAAAAAATATAAAGTATCTTATAATAAGATTATATTTTTTGATGATGAAAACATAGAGAATTTTCCATTTGAACGATTGAAATATAATAAATACAATATATATGATTGGTTCATTGTACGATCTGGTGCTTCCCATGAATATAATTTTTTGGAAGGAACCGACTCTTTCGTGAAGAAAATTTATTTCTTCAGCAAAATCAATCTTCCTAAATATAAAGACTGTGTTTCTCACTCTATTGTCGAGAAAGATAATATGGAGAATTTTGATTTCTCTCCCACAATGACAAGAATGAAAACAATAAATATGATGAAAGAAGCCGGAGTAAAAGGAACACAGCATACTCGGACTTATCGTTATCCCATCAAATTAGAGTTTATAAGACGCGAAGTATCTAGAATTAAAGAAGAAATCTTTAAAGAGAATGGTATATATATTTTAGATACCAGAGAATCGAAGGATATTAAATAGAAATGGGTTTTCATTTGGCCGGTATTATTCCTATCGCTGGTCCAAAATTAGATTTTAATTTTCCATGGCACGACTGTATGATGCCCATAGGAAGGGATTACTTGTCCATAGAACGCGCCGTATTGGAATGTGCATATGCGGGGTGCGAAACGATCTGGATCGTCTGTAACGACGATATGCAGCCACTTATAAGATATAGGTTAGGCGACTATGTGAATGATCCCGTTTGGGTTTATAGACATTATGAACGAGATAAGAGCGAGAAAAAGAAACTAATCCCTATTCAGTATGTTCCCGTGCACCCAAGAGATAGAAACAAGAGAGATTGTTATGGGTGGTCAATTCTTTATGGCGCAAAGATTGCCGACAAAATCAGCAAAGGTCTAAGTACATGGGTTCGCCCAGATCGTTTTTACGTTGCTTTTCCATATGGTATTTATCCACATTGGCACCCACGATCCCATCGCCCAGAAATTTCTGCACCCAAAGAACAGAAAGTATTATATCGCTTTAATGACAAAACAATAATGGATGGAGAATATCTTGGGTTTACATTCAACCATTCAGACTTAGAACAATTTATGGCCGAGGTCAAAGAAAAATCCAGTGGACTCTTTAAGACGAATACAAGAGAAAGATTACCAATTGGTGAAAGATATTCTTATAGATTTTTTACATTAGATAAGATTTTTGATACATTAAAAACTGATAATGTAATTTTTATTGATGTCGAAAGATATTACAGAATCGATTCTTGGGATTTATATAGTGATTACATGGAGAAAGAAGCTAAAACATTTTATCCTATCCCGCGAAGTTTGATCAATAGTTCAGAATTTAATCCTATAGGAATCGATGACTAGAGAGATAATTTTATGCCAGGAGCGAAGAGACGAACTATTTAAAACGATACGAATTCCAAAACGTATCTTTATAGGAGAAACAAAGAATGGATACAATTAACAAAGCTTTTGAACTGGTAAGCGGGGCGGTAGGACAACTCACAGAGTTGCTTTTACTGACCTTGGCGCTTGCAATTGTCGGCCAGGTACTTTATGGTGCACCCGTCTTAGGAATGGATGTCGTAGGGAATGTCGTCGGCGTAGTTAAATCTCTCGGAGATGCAGGTTTTGTCGGCTTGCTGGCAATCATCCTTTTGGGGGGCATTCTATTAAAAAAGTGAATTAATTAGTTGATTTTTTATATCTCCGTTGTTATACTAGTATGGCTTCGGAGATTTTTTTTAAGGAGAAAATATATGGAAAGAAGAAAATCCTCAATTCCTTTTGTAGGATTGCATGCACATAGCGTAGTAGGATCACCGTTTGATGCATTCGGATATCCCAAGGAGCATATGGATTATGCATATGAAAATGGGTGTCATGCCTTGGCGCTAACTGATCATGGTAACATGAATGGGATGGCACATCAAGTATTGCATGCGAAAGAGATGCAGAGTGAAGGCAAAAATTTTAAGCCCATATTTGGAGTAGAGGCTTATTTTATACCATCGGTAAAAGAATGGAAAATGCTTTATGAGCAGACGAAAGAAGATAAGAAAGAAGCTAAAAAACTCCAAAAGAACGATGGCAAAATGACCACTGAAAATGAGGGAGATTCCAAAAAGAAGAATGATCCTCTTTATCGACGCAGACACCTGGTTCTGTTAGCCCAGAACCAAACAGGTCTCAACAATATATTCAAAATGATTTCTCTATCTCACCAGGGAGACAACTTTTACAGATATCCCAGACTTGACTATGAGATCTTAAATGACCATAGTGAGGGGGTAATTGCTGCTTCTGCGTGTCTTGGGGGCATATACGCGGGTAACTACTGGGACAACCTTGAAAGCGGTCCTGACGCGATTCTGGAGGCAATGAGGGTAACCACTGAAAAAATGCAATCTATTTTTGGGGATCGTTGGTTTGGAGAACTTCAATGGAACAATATATTAGATCAACATAAACTCAATGAATATATTATACAAATGCATTATGAATATGGTGTTGAACTTATATCTACTGCTGATAGCCACTATCCAAACCCCGAAGCTTGGAAGGACAGAGAACTCTATAAACGATTAGGATATTTAAATCGACCCAAAAAACCTGAATGGATGTCACCGGGTCTACCAGAAAGTGTTGATGCCATTGGATATGAACTTTATCCTAAAAATGGTGATCAAATATGGGAATCTTATGAAAAGTATTCTGAGGAAAAACAGATAGTATATGATGATAAATTGATTTATGATTCAATTGTAAAAACGCACTGGATTGCTCATGAACTCATAGAAGATTTTTATCCAGATGACACAGTTCGTCTTCCTGGTTTTGTTATTCCAGAGGGAGAAAGTGCAACTGAAGCTCTGCAAAGGGCGGCGGTGTCGGGTTTACAAAAAATGAATCTCGATAAGGAGAAGAAATATTGTGAGAGGTTACAGCACGAACTCAACGTTATTATAGACCGAGGGTTCTCTAAATACTTTCTTACGATGAAAGCTATAGCTGATAAAGCCACAGAACATATGTTGGCGGGGCCAGGGAGAGGGTCTGCTGCCGGTTCTCTAGTATCTTACGTTTTAGGTATCACGCAAGTGGATCCTATTAAATATGGATTATTGTTTAGTCGTTTTTTGAGAGCAGATGCAACTGATTATCCAGATATCGATTATGATGTTAGTGATGCGTTTGGTCTTAAGGAAATATTAGCTGAAGAATGGGGAGATACAACTGTTGTACCTATTTCAAACTACAATACACTGCAACTCAAGTCTTTAATTAAAGATATTTCTAAGTTTTATGAAGTACCTTTCGCAGAAGTTAACATGGTGACCGGAAGAATGGTTAAGGAAGCTACTCCGAAGGCAAAAGAAAAGAGAGGGATTAAAGCGGGACTCTATCTTCCTAAGTTCGAAGAAGTAATGGAATTTTCCGATAGTCTGCAAAATTTTTTAATAAAATATCCTCATATCAAGACGCACATTGAGGCTCTTTATGGACAAGTACGTTCTATTAGTCGCCATGCGGGGGGTGTGGTTATTGGTGAAGATTTAGATAGGCATATGCCGTTGATTCAAAGCGGCGGCGTAATACAGACGCCATGGGTGGAAAGCGGCACATTGGCTCATTTAGAACCATTAGGGTTTATTAAGTTTGATCTCTTGGGGCTTTCGACATTAGAAATGATTGAGTCAGCAATTGCTCATGTGCTGAGAAGATATCATCAAGTAGAAAATCCTACATTTGAGGATGTTAAAGAGTACTATAAGAATAAGTTACATCCGGATAAAATTGATTTCAATGACACCGAAGTGTATACCAATATTTTCCAAAAGGGAAAGTTCATCGGAGTATTTCAGTTTACTAACACAGGTGCTCAAAGATTTTGCACAAGAGTAAAACCTACTAATATTATTGATATATCTGCTATTACTTCAATCTATAGACCGGGACCATTAAGTGCTAATGTAGATCGATCTTACGTGGAGGCAAAAAGAAATCCCGATGAGATAGAGTATATTAATGAGTTGGTTAAAGAAGTGACAGAAGAGACTTCTGGCTTCATGATCTTTCAAGAACAAATTGCCCTTTTAGCTCACAAGTTAGGCAAGGATTTAACATTGGATGAGGGTAACAAGCTTCGTAAGCTATTGATGAAAAAGGGAGCAACCGGTAAAAAAACCCAAGAGACAACCAATATATATAATAAATTTATTGCCGGTTGTCTGGAGAAAAAGATTGATAAGTCAACTGCTGAAGAGCTATGGCGTAAGTTTGAATATTTCTCTGGTTATGGTTTTAATAAATCCCACGCGGTCTGTTATACAATACTCTCTTATCAATGTGCATGGCTCTTGAATTATTATCCTGAATGTTGGGTCGCCGCTTTTTTAGACAAAGAACCCGAAACTAGAAAAGAAGCAGCAATTGCTTTAGCAAAGCAGCATGGTTTTAATATACGCGATGTTGATATCAATACTTCATCGGGCACATATTGGGAAATCAGCAAAGATGGAAAAACTCTTATACAGTCTTTAAATTCTATCAAAGGTTTAGGAGAATCTGCTATTAAACAAATAATAGATAATCGTCCTTTTGAAAATGCTGAAGATTTATTATTTCGAGAAGGTATTGTATACTCAAAGTTTAATAAAAAAGCTTTAGATGTTCTTTGCAGATCTGGTGCACTTGAGAGTATTAAAGATGAGAGATTCACAGGTATGAAACATTTTTATCACGCATGTGTTCTTAATCGCCCTAAGAACAAAAAGAAATTAAGCGAAAATATAGCAGAGTTTTTTGAAGAGGGTGAATTTAGTCGAGAAGAAAAGATTGACTATATTACTGATCTGACAGGTATTTTTCCATTCGAGATTGTCATATCAAAGGATGTTGATTCCGCAATTCATAGATATGAAGTTCCGGCTTTGGGAGAATGGGATCCAGAACTTGGGGCTGCGTGGTTTATTCCTCGTGAATTAATTGTTAAAAAAACAAAGAACGATAAAACCTATTGGGTTCTAAAGGTGATAGATAATACCTCAACAGCGAATATTATTCGTATTTGGGGTGTTGATCCTAGACGAGATCACATTCATTTAAATCGACCTTATGGAGCACGCTTAGATTATAATGATGAGTGGGGTTTTAGCTTGAGGTTGAATAAAAATAGATTAGTTTTATTGGGATAAAATGACGACAAATAGAAAGATAAAAAGAAATAAGCAAAAGAAGCAAAAAAAAGAAGCACAAAAGAAAATAAAGAAACAAATGTTTTTATTTGGAAAACTTCCAAATAAATGCTTGACATGTGATGAAAAATTTGATAAAAAGAGTAAAGAACATGCATTGAGTTGGAAAGTTATTGTGAGAGAAAAAGAAGAGAAAGTTCATCTATATTGTCCTGAGTGTTGGGGCGCTGCCGAAGACCTTCTTAAAGGAATAGAAAATGATTCTTGAATTTACGAAAGTTAATGAAAATGCGGTGACTCCTACTCGAAGTAATCCATCCGACGCAGGGTTGGATTTGTATGCTAGCATCCCCGAGACCCTTGATCATGAATCCACAGTGATGAGTCGAACCATTTTAATAAGACCGGGAGGTAATCAAATGATTCCTACGGGGTTGCGTTTTGGAATTCCTCATGGATACATGTTGCAGGTTTGTAATCGAAGCGGTATGGGCGCAAAGCGTTCTTTGATCGTGGGAGCACACATTATCGATTCTGGATACGACGGAGAAGTTTTCATTGATTTACATAATATTGGTTTAGGACCCCAGGTCGTAAGACATGGAGAAAAAATAGCACAAGTGGTATTGATACCGATAATTCATTTCCGCCCTCGCGAGAATACGAGTGGCTTGCTGTATGAAGAACAGGATCTTGCGATGAGTAATCGTGGAACCGGAGCACTTGGCAGTACAGATAACAAAGGAGTTTAAGTGAAAAAAGCTTTAACATATGATGATGTTTTATTAACGCCCCAGTATAGTGATATTGAGAGTCGAATTCAAGTCGATATTCAAAGTGAATTAGATAATAATATACTTTTACATTTACCAATTATATCTAGTCCGATGGATACTGTTACTGAAGACGCCATGGCTCTGGAAATGTTTAGAGCCGGGGGTCTTGGTATTATACATCGTTATAACACTATAAGAGAACAAATTGATATTGTCGATAAAATTTTGCAGGCTGAAAAGAGTGCCCATGTGGGAGCCGCAATTGGTATGACAGGAGATTTTAAGGAACGAGCACTTGCGCTTCGATCTGGGGGGGTGACTATCTTGTGTGTCGATGTCGCTCATGGATATCACAGTTTGATGGAGAGATGTTTAAAAACTCTTAAAGATCTTTTTGGAAGTTGGGTTCACATTATAGCCGGGAGTGTAGCTACTGTAGAAGGTTTTTCAAAATTATCTGAATGGGGCGCTGATTCTATTAGAGTGGGGATTGGAGGAGGCTCTATTTGTTCTACAAGGTTGGTAACGGGACATGGTGTACCAACATTGCAAAGTATAATTGATTGTGCTAAAAGTTCAACAGATACAAAGATTATAGCTGATGGTGGGTTAAGAACTTCTGGAGACATAGTTAAAGCTTTTGCAGCAGGGGCAGATTTTGTTATGCTTGGTTCTATGCTAGCTGGTACACGCGAAGCTCCAGGTGAAATATTTTCAAGTGATACAGGCAAAAAATATAAAGTATACAGAGGAATGGCATCTAAAGATGCTCAAAGAAAACGAAGTAAGAAGATTTCAACTCCTGAAGGAATATCCACTACTATTCCTTACAAAGGAAATGTTGCTGCTATTTTGCAGGATTTGGAAGGAGGTATCCGCAGCGGATTCTCATACTCTGGAGCAAGAAATTTACAAGAATTCCGTGCTAAATCTGTTTTTGTGAAACAGACATCAGCTGGCCAAGCTGAAGGTACAACTCATATTTTAAGGAGAAATTAATGCCAAGAGATCCCTCCAAACCAGATCCCAATAATCGTAAAAAGTTTATGTTTTGGGATTCAGATAAGAGACAAGCTGACCTACGGATACGGTTGCAACAAGATGGGTTCACACAATCTCATTTTTTTCGTGCTATGATCACAGGTTATCTAGAAAAGGATATAAACATAATGAAATTTCTTGATCAGTATAAGGGAAAGCATATCACGCAAGGACAAAATAAACGTAAACAAATCGAGAGATCTTACAAAGCTGGTGAAGAAACAAAAAAACAATTTGCGTTGGGAGAAAATGAGATAGAAGATATATTTGATATTATATCGGAGGAATTTCCTGAACTATGAAATGTATAGAGGATGTAAGAAAAAGCAAGACACCATGCCAAGAAAAAGAATGTAGAAAATGGATCGATTATCCTTGTGAGTATAATTGTATTTTGGAAACAATAGAGAAGTCCGGAGGGAATCGCTTAACTCTTCGCGAATGCTCAAAACGTCTACACATTAGTTTTGTTAGGGTGAAACAAATAGAAGACCAAGCACTTAAAAAATTAAAAAAGAAAAATTTATCACCTTTTAAAGACCTAATAGGAGATTTTTAGCATTTTGAATACTATTTATCAATGAATCTTTTTATTCCCAGGAGTTACATAATGAAAAAGAACCTTCTTACCGAATCAGAAATTAGAAAATTTATGAAGTTCGCCAACATACCCGGCGTCAACACCGAAAATTTTGTTGAGAAGCTTCAAGAAGGAGATGTACTTAACGAAGATGCATCCCACAGTGCCAAAAAGGGTATTACTGAAGGTGCTTTTGCCGAGTCGCGAAGGCGCGGCGATGCGGGTTATGTTAATGAAAGGGAAGAAGATTGGGGAATGGGTGACGAAGAGGAATCACGCACTCATCCTGGCGAAGAAGATTACACCACCAAGAAGGGTGACGAATTAAAACATGATGAACCGGGACCAGGATGGGGCGAGAAAGAAGACGAAGAAGCTTATAATGAAGCCGTCCTCGCGGAAGATGACATTGATGTTAAAGAACTAGTTACAAAATTGTTGCAGGTTATTTCTGATGAAACTGGCGTCGAAGCCGAAGTGGTCGGAGATGATGGAGAAGAAGTAGAAGGTGAAGAAGAAGTAGAAGGTGAAGAAGAATTTGTCGGTGATGAGCTTGAAGGGGGTGATGAAGACGATATGGCTCCAAGTGATGATGTAGAAGATATTGAAGATCTTGAAACCGACACTGAGATGGTAGCTGAAATTGAGGATCTTGTTAGTGAAGTAACAAGGCGAGTCGCCAAGAGACTTCTTAAGCAGTAAAAGGAATTCACTTGAATTTACATGAAGGCAGGGTTTATCCTTGCCTTTTTTTTTTGAAATGGAGGGGAATTAATATGTTGGGAAAAAATAAAGAAAAAGATAAAAAAACCAAAACAGAACCTGAAACCTCACCTGCGCAGGCAGAGGAATCTTTGAGTCCGGAGGATATTTCTCTTCTAATGAATCTCGGAAATTCGTTGAACTCAGATCCTTCCCCCGTCAGGGTTGCAGGATTATACGGAGATATCAATGAGGAGAAGTGTTCTGAAGTCATTTATTCTATGCTAGTGCTTGCACAATCTGGCAAAACTTTCGAACCTATAGAACCTGACGATCCCGAATCTGAACTAGTGGAATGTTATGAACCTTTTGATTTTTATATATCGACTTTCGGCGGCTCGGCTTTGGATATGTTTAGCGTGTATGATGTGATGAGATATATAAAAGAGAAGGTGACGATAAAAACTTTTGGTGTGGGCAAGGTAATGTCCGGTGGAACTTTGTTATTAGCAGCTGGTACAAAAGGTCACCGCCGCATTGGAAAATATTGTCGCATAATGATTCATGGAGTAATGGCAGGGCAGTCTGGACACTTATTAGATATAGAAAATGAATTTGAAGAATCCAAGATGACTCAAAAGTTATATGTGGAGGCCCTGGCTGAAGAAACTAACATGACTAGCAGATATATTAAAAACTTAATTAAGAAGAAAACGAATGTTTATTTATCAGCTCAAGAAGCTGTTGATTTAGGAATAGTAGATATAATAGTATGATGTGGCGCAAAATAAGATTTAATAAGAAATCCTCCAAAAAGCTCGGCTGGACACCTGAATGGTTCGGTCTATCTGAATTTGATGCAGATTTAATTGACGAAGTATTAATCTTTCAAAAGAATCATGATTTAAAACAAGATGGAATGGTAGGCATAAATACGTTTAGACGATTGCAACTGTATCGTGAATTAAATATTTTTGAGGATGAAAACAAGATATTGATTAATGGAAAGAAACGTTCCATTGGCTGGCACAAAGTCAAGCTTGATTTAATATCAAGTAATTGCTATCGAAGCGTGAGGGCACCACGAAAGCCACACGTAATAGTTACTCACTTTGACGTTTGCACGAGTGCTGAATCTTGCAAGCGTGTTTTAGAAAAACGCGGCATTTCAACTCACTTTATTATTGATAACGACGGCACAATTGTGCAATTAGTTGATACAAATCACATAGCATGGCATGCCAAGAGTGCTAATAAGTATGCCATTGGTATTGATATTTCTTCAGCGTATTATACTAGATATTTGAATACTTATACGAAGAAAGGCTTTGAGCCAAGACCGATTATAACTGATAGCGTTGTTCACGGTCGAAGTTTAGATGCACATTTAGGATATTATCCTGAACAAATTCAAGCGTATAAGGTGCTGGTACGCTATTTATGTAAAGCATATAATATTCCTTTGGATTATCCCAAAGATGCAAATGGTAAACTATCAACTACAGTGAACAAAGACGCAGCTAAAAATAAATTCCGAGGCATTGTTAATCATTATAACTTAACACGTAATAAAATTGATACAGTTGGTTTAAAAATTGATGAAATTGTCGAGAGTATTAAAACATTAGAAAGGGAGAATTGATTGTGAGATTTGATATGTCCGAAGATCAGATAGACGAAGCATTAAAAAGCTCCAGAAAGTCGAAAGAGGAATCTAGTTCTTTTGATTTGCTGGCTGAGATAGAGAAGAGATTCCGCGAAGTAGGCGAAGATGTTTCATTGCTTAAGGAAGAATCTAGATTTAGTGTGACAATTCCTATACCGAAGCTTACTCCCTCAGAAGCCTGGGGAGATCCGGACTCTCAAAGTAGAGAGGAAATAAAAAGAGTATTTTCCGCCATTACCGGTGGTAAAGATATTCGCCAAAGAATCCAAAGTATAAATAAATTTCTTACTCCTGCGTCCGCTCGCAAAAAGAAATCGCCAGCGGTAATTCTCAATATGATGATGATTACTGAAGCACTTCAAGCGACATTAAATGACTACAATGAAAGTGCAGCAGGATTTGTTTTTGAGGGATTTATGGCAGCATTGACTGGCGGTAAACAGATTGCTGGTAAGGTTGCTGGCACTCTCCCTATTGAAGACTTCGTTGCCTTTTCTGAGTTTGGTGCTGATCAACCAGTTAGCCTGAAACTCTTGAGCGGGAAGACTCCTGTGAAAGGGAGCTTTACAAATTTGGTTGATTTTCTCTTAGTCAGAGGTGCACCAGCAATTAAATACTTGGTGGCTTATAAATTGACATCTGGCAAAGGGAGCGTTGAAAAAATTAATATAATTGTCTTCGATATCACAATAGATAATTTTATCGATTTTATGGAAGGGGTGGGTGGAGGATCTTCGTTGATTCGTAATACTGCTGTGTCGAAACACGGCAATAAGAAGAAATATCGCGAACGCTATGGGACATCCGATAGTAGTGAACTTGCACGCCTAGCTTTTAAGACATTCGCAGAGAAAGGCAAGGAATCCCTTCCAGAGATAGCTCCTCTTATCGCGGATTTTTATGGGTACCAAAGAGCCGGATTGCTTCACAACTTTATTAGGACTGGAGAATTACCTACGGAACGCTCACCGGAAGAAGAGGAGGCAGAACTCGCGAAACGTTCGGACACCAGGGCAAAAGATTACGATAGAACGAAGTGGTATGTGGAGCAGCAGGATAGCCTTGCGGAGGCCACTCACCAACACTTAGACAACAAGCAGCTAACTTTAAATGAGGCATTTCATTATCTAGAGAAAAGGGCGTTGTTGTCAGAAGCAGCGGGTGAGAGTCAGTGGGCAGCATCTTTAGCTCAATTAGAAAAGCTTCGCCGCGCAATCAATCTAGAATCATATGGAGAGCTAGATTTATCTCAATCCAATATCGATCAATTAACAGAGATATATTCTGAGATACTGGGGGACGAAATTAAGGCGCTCCTATCAAAGACTAAAGACTTGACTGAAAATATTGGAAAATATTATTCTGAAAAAAGAAGAAGCAAAGCCCAAGCAGCTGGACAAGCTGCACGCGTGGAAGCTGATGGAATTAAACAAGTTCTGGAAGGCGACCCAAGATACAAGAAAGATTAAAACAAAATACTATTTTAACCTTGACAAACAATGTCTTGGTTGCTATACTATTAAATGTATATACAAAATCTCTTTTAGGAGATTCTTAAGAGGTGACAATGACAGAGCATATAAGCTCCAAGAAATTCCAAAATGGTACTCAGTTACAAACTCAAATATTAAAAGGAATCAATAACTTAGCAGATGTAGTGGGCTCTACTCTTGGTCCCAAGGGACGCAACGTTCTTATACATAAGAAAGATTTGAATCCGGTAATTACCAAGGATGGTGTAACTGTTGCCAAATTTATAGATTTTGATGATCCTTTCGAGAATGCTGGTGCCCAATTAATTAAACAAGTTGCTTCCCAAACAAACAACGTTGCTGGAGATGGTACCACAACTTCTACTATTCTTGCAAGAGCTTTAGTTAATGGTGCACATAAATATATAACTGCGGGCGCTAGCCCTATCGATCTTAAACGAGGCATGGACAAAGCCACAGAAGCTATTATAAAAAATCTCAAGGATATTTCTAGACCGATTGAATCTCAAGCAGACATTGAACATGTAGCTTCAATATCCGCTAATAATGATAGCTCAATTGGCAAGCTTATTTCAACTGCTGTTGAACAGGCTGGGCACGATGGTTCGATAACTGTTGAAGATGGAAGGTCCCTTGAGACAACTTTGGATGTGGTAGAGGGATTTCGCTTTGGTACTGGATATTTTGCTGGGGCCTTTGTGACTAACCAAAGACGCGGATCAGTAGAATATGACGATCCTTATATCATGGTTACTGATTACAAAATAGAATCTGTACAGGATATATTACCAGCTTTAGAATTAATCTCGCGGGAAGGAAAGCCATTTATCATAATAGCAGAGGAGGTTGAAGGGCAAGCCCTGGCTGCTTTAATTATGAATACAGTCCGGGGAACAATGAAGGTTGCAGCTGTCAAAGCACCTGGCTATGGGCAGGAACGAAGAGAGATCTTAAGTGATCTTTGTTTATCTTTAGGGGCTACTTTTATTAGTCGCGAATCTGGGAAAAAATTATCTGAGGTTAAATTAGTTGATTTTGGTAACTGTAATAAAGCTGAGATATTAAAGAATAATACAACCTTGGTAGGCGGCTCTGCTGATTGGGAAAAAGTGGACGATAAGATTAGTACGTTAAAAGAACTTATTAGCACCACGGATAATTTACAACAATGTGAAAGAATACAAGAAAGGATAACGAGATTAGCTAGCGGAGTAGCTATTATTAGGGTCGGTGCACCAACGGAAGTAGAAATGATAGAAAAAAGACATCGAATTGAAGATGCCCTTGAAGCCATTCGTTCTGCTCAAGAAGAAGGAGTCCTTCCGGGGGGAGGTATAGCTCTTTTGCAGGCGGCTAAGGATTTAGAAATAGAAGTAGAAAACGAAGATGAACGTTTTGGAGTTGAGATTGTAAAAAAAGCTTGTGCTTCACCCCTACGACAGATGGCAGATAATGCCGATCTCTCTGCGGATTTACTTATCGACAAAATTGAAAATAGTAAAGAACAAAATGGTTATAATTTTCGGACAGATGAAATGGTTGATTTGTATGATGCCGGAATAATGGATCCGGCCAAAGTAACTCGCGTGGCATTACTTAACGCCGTTTCTGTAGCTTCGATATTAATAACAACCAATCATGCAATAGTGGAGATTTAAATATGAAAGTGACAATTCAATATGCAGTCGACTTAGGGGAAGTACCCTTTAAAGTGGAGGAACTTTATAAGGAATGTTTAGAACAATTGGAAACATTGAATTCTTCAGCTTCATCTTTGAATGTGTTTACTCCTGATATATTCGTTGAACGGATTGATTCTCTCAGGGGTAAGATGGTCGACATTGATTCTAAATTAGAAGAATGTGCTGCTTTGATGAAAGGCTACTCAGAAGCATTGAAACAAGATGGCAATACAGCCTTTCCTCCCACGCAACCACAATTAGAATTACCAGATATCGAGAATTCCATCGAAGAAACTCAAGAAATACCCAAAGAGGCACCCCAATTTGAAATAAAAGATACAATACCAATGTCGATACCCGATCCTTCTGAGTGGCTTAAAAAAATGGAGAACAAATGATGATGAAATCCATTGGAGAGTTAGTATATGTTCCTTCTTCTACGAGCTTGGTGAGCTATCATGCCAATGGGAATCCGCATCGAGTTCTTTCTTTGCCGGAGCCAAAATATCTTTTAGTAAAGGAAGAAAAAGATAATAAACTAGGGGTATTTTTAGATGGAAACATTTGGTATGTTGATAAAAGAAAGGTGTATGATGTTAAATCTGATTAAATTGGCGGAAATAAGAGAACATACGCAGCATTGGAGATCTAATGAGAAATTTTATGATTTGAGGGAAGTTCTAATTAATCCCAACAGTGTTGTTATGTTGTACGAGGATGAAGATATCAAAGATAAACTAAATGAATTTAATAAATGGCCAGAAGGTCTTGACAAAAGAAGTATTTTTACAAAGATTTATCTGAATAATGGTACGCAAAACAGTCCCTTATATTTATATGTGGTAGGGACGCTAGATTTAATTGGTAAAAAGCTAGGAAGTCATTAAAATGAAGACTGAGTTTATTCTTTACATCCGAAATAGTTGTCCTTTTTGTATTAAAGCAAAGGTTTTATTAGAAGAAAATCATTATCCGTTTAGATCGTTAGCACTAGATGACTACCAGCATATATTAGAGGGAATAAAGGATCTTTACGATTGGCAAACCGTTCCTATGATATTTAAGAAGGATGGTAATAATTATCATTTAATAGGGGGCTATAGTGATTTAGTTGCCTATCTTCGACAGAAAGAGGGATTAAATGTCTGATGAGAAAGCCAAGGGAACATACACCCTAGACGTGGCCTATACTCATAACATGCTTGATAAATCAGGACAACAACTCGAATTTATCGCTGACTTATTATCTATAGAAACTCGCGAAGATCCAATGTATACCAGGGTTATCACTTTGTTGTGTGATTCCTTCTCAGCAAATTATCACTTATGGAAAATTTTGAGTGTCAATTTAGATAATAATTTGTTTTATGACGAGGAAACGAAACAGAGTTATATTTTATTAGGTGAGAAAGATATAACGATGCTAGAACAAGCAGTCATAGCCAGGACTTATACCGCAACAGAGTTATCTAAATTAAATTATTCTTTACGTCTTCATTAAAAAAATATATTTTTTCTCTTGACTGCTTCCTGATGGTGCTTATTGTTTAAACAATGCGAAAGTTGCCGCAAGGAACAATCGCTTAAGTAACTTGCTTTTAAAAGGAGAAAATATTATGAGTACTGCACTTACAAATTACCGTCCGAGCCTACTGGGCCGAGGCGTATTCGATGAGATTTTTGATTCTATGTTGGATTTCCCTTCGTTGATGAATCGCACAACGCAGGGGTATCCCGTAGCAGATATCTATCGTGACGACGGCGGGAATACCGCAATGGAGTTTGCATTAGCTGGATTTTCCAAGGACGATCTCTCTATCGAGATTAAGCCTGAAAAGAATTCTATTACAGTTAGCGCTACCCAAGGAGAAGATGATAAGAAGAAAGGATTTCACCGCATTGCGCGACGAAACTTTTCCAAGACTTATATTAATTATGACAATAATTTAGATCTTGGCAATGCTACTGCTGAGTTCGAGAATGGTCTTCTTCGTTTGGTGGTGCCGGTTAAACCAGAGGTTAAGCCTTTAACTATTTCGATTAAGTAGAAAGTTAGTGTTTTGATCAGCCCTTTAACCTAGTTATCTATGAGGGTAAAAAAATGGCTAAGGTTAAAGGGCGATCAATACTCACTCCTTCATCTTCCAAGAAAACGAGCCAAGGCAATGGCAAGTTTAGCAAAAGCCCATCGGCAGGCGGCGAAGCGTTCACGGGAACCCAGCGTAGAGGAAGTCCCCCGAGCAAAGCACGGCGGCGTAAAAAACCCTACAGAGGACAAGGAAAATGAAGTCCGACGCGGATAAACTTAAAGATTTAAAATTAGAAAATGAGATGCTTATCACCACGGTTCATGAATTATATGACCTTGTAAAGGATTTACGTTCCGAGAACAAAGATTTAAAACAACAATTGGAGATAATTGAAGATGTCTGAGAACGAACGCCCATATTTAGAAATTCCGCTCCCTCCTCCTGAGTGGATTGAATATCATCAAAGACTCAAGGAAGAGGATGAGAAAAGAAAAAACAAAGAAAGTGAAAAAAGTATTGACATTGACGGAAATGTGATTATAATTGATATATGAAAATTGAAGATTATATTGTTAATCACGCCAAGAGAGGTTGTTACGAAGTTCTATTGGAAGAAGGAGAGCAATTGCTTTATCTGACCAACTTCCGTAACCCAAGAGCAGCAAAGAAATTTATTGAGGAGCACAAGAGAGGCAATGTGCGTATCGATCCTGATACTTGTATTCCTACACCTGATTTTGAATAAGCCTTCGTAGCTCAGTTGGATAGAGCAACGGCCTTCTAAGCCATGGGTCACAGGTTCGAGTCCTGTCGGAGGTACCAAAGAATGAATAACGATAAAAAAATACAAGATATGATCTTAGAAAATGAGCAGCTTAAAAAGCACATACAAACGTTATACTTTCAAATAAGATCACTTGAAAGAGGGTGTGCTTGCTACATGAATAATTGCAAGAATACGGAAAATCATGTTCAAAAAAAAGAAGAATAGTTTGAAAAAGTTATTGACATTTATACTGATGGTGTTTATAATACAGGGGTGTTTAGAAATAGATCATAGAGGAGCATTACCTGCGCCTGTTTCGTGGAAGGGCAAAATACCTCCCCCCCAAATAGAAGTAGTAGAAGTTATTGACCAAGATAACATTGAGGGTCTTTATGATGTAGCACCTAAATCAATTTCGATCGATTTCGATTGATTTTGGTTGCACACCATTTTAATAAATTACATGACAAGGAGTAAAATTATGTATAACACTGATAAAAAGATTGGAAAATTTAGTTCCGATGATATTTTTCTTTTGAAGATTATCGGCGCATGCACGTTGGCAGGAGCTGTGTGCTGGATAGGTTTTCTGTAGGATTTAGTTAGGAGAAATTAATGAAAAAATTATTACTAATAACAGCTGCACTTTTGCTATCTTTCTCAAGTTGCATAGTACGCGATGCCTCCACTCCCACTATTGATTATGAATACGATGATAGTAATTTTTATGATTACGATGATGTCATTGTATCTGATTATTTGTGGTGTGAATATAGTTCACCGTATTACAGAACACCAGAGTTTTGTGAAGAAGATTTTTATGGTGAGTTTATTTGTTGTACGTGGGAGGTAGGCTATGATTGTTACGAAGATTGGTGTGCCTGGTATGATACCTGCGAGTGGTATTTTGATATCGATATATGTTATTAACATAATTGAGGATAGTCCGTGACAGAAAAGAAACCCAAGATACCTTCATTTCTGTTTAGGATATATATATCCCGCCGCGAAGCAAAACTGATTTTGAATCGTTTAAATTTAACTGATGCAGAAATTGAAGAGAAGCCTTGGAAGGGCCGATTACAACAAAATTTAGTTGATTTAATTAAGCGCTCTCTGGTCAAGAAAGATGAGAAAATAATGGAGAAGAAAGATGCTAGCTGATGTAGTTTTGGGATTGCAATATGGTGATGAAGCTAAGGGAAAAGTTACTCATTATTTGACTAAGTTTAAACACTATACCCACGTATTGAGATTTAACGGAGGCTGTAATGCAGGCCACACCATTTATCATAATGGTAAGAAGTTTGTCACTCATCATATTCCGGCTGGTGTTTTTTATGGTATTAAATCTATCATAGGACCGGGCTGTGTGGTTAGTCCCAAACATTTTTTTAAAGAAATAGAACAACTTAAAGCGGGTGGTATTGACGTTGAAGGAAAGATTTTTATAGCTGAAAATACACATGTAATAATGGAAGAACACATGGCGGAAGAGGCATCTGAGAGCAAGATTGGTACAACGAAACGAGGCAACGGGCCTGCCTACCGTGACAAATATAATAGAACCGGTGTCAGAGCTTCTGAAATTCCTTCTCTTAAGCCCTATCTTATTAATTTATATGAAGAATTTCATGGAGATACTTGTGTCAATATATTGTGTGAAGGCGCACAAGGCTTTGGATTAGATATTGACTGGGGTGATTATCCCTTTGTAACATCCAGTCATTGTGGTCTAGGAGGAGTATTTTTGAACGGTGTTTCTCCTCATTGGATTAGAGATGTGTGGGGGGTTGCTAAAATGTACGAAACGTATGTAGGGTCCAAATCCTTTGAGCCAGATCAAGCTGTTTTCCAATCTTTGCGTGATGTAGGCGAGGAATACGGTGCAACGACAGGACGTCCACGGCAGTGTAACTGGATGAACTTGGATTTCCTTCAACGGAACGCAAGATTTAACTCTGTTAGCAAACTGGTGATCAATAAGGTTGACGTGCTAAGGGAGCTGGGACAATGGAAGCTTTACCATAAAAATGAACTACTTGAATTTGAAAATGAAGCGCAAATGTGCGAATACATCTCTGGTGTACTAAATAAGGTAGAGGTCTTTTTTTCCGACGATAAGAACAGCATCTAATCTTATGAAACCAAAGAAGCTACAAAAGCGGCTAGCCTTGATTTCAAGAGCCAACGCTAAGATCAGTTATCTCAAAGAAGCAAATGTTTTCACGACGGACTTGGAGGCGTTGAATATTTTACAAGAGATGGTCAGTGAACTACAAGAAACAATATCAGAAAATCTAAAACTTTCGAAAGAAATGCAGATCAGTAAATCTCTTGGAACGAGGAACAAGAGGAAACACAAATGAAAGTATATATACCCAGTAAGGCAGATGAAATATTAGAGCAAGCAAAGAAGGAGCTTTATCTTTTGAAGACGGCTATCAAGACCGAAAGCGAAGAGAAGCTTAATACCCGTATTGATAAGATTCGACAGTTACTTATAGAGATGGAGGAATCTAAATAATGGACGAATACGACGTCGCCCAGAATTTACTTAAAAATATCTTAGCTAATATTAAAGTCATAAGAGAACTTTATTCATCACATCTAGAGGACTCCGACTTTGAATCTCTTCTTGAGGATGGAGACTTTAGCTGGTTCTTAGATATTTTAGATGAAATTGAAAATTAAAGCTTGACTTTTAAGACCGTGTGCATATAATATTAAGAGAAAAGGGGGAGTATCCGCTCTGTCTTATAAGCAGTTGAAACGGTAAATGGTTACACGCGGGTTCGATCCCCGTCTCCCCTACCAAATTAAGAACACATATGTCGAAAAGCCAGGAAAAATATCTACAAGAACTTGCAAAGTATAGTGATGTGATCCTAAATACGAGCACTACATACGTGAAAAAATCATTACCAAGTGAAAAGATTAAGATCTTGGAAGTGCAAGAAGGGGTTGTGGTTCTGGAGAATGTACGGACTGGCAATATCTTCACTAAGACAACTCATTGGTGCAGAAAGAATCTCGTTCCGAGCGGAGAATAAAGATATGGGAAAATATTTTGATACAATAATTTTAAGCGGGGGTTTTGATCCAGTGGAGCAGAAACACCTAAATATGTTTAGGTCCGCTTCCCAGCTAGCTTGCAAGGTAGTGGTCGGGCTCAATTCTGACGAGTGGCTACAAAAGCACAAGGGGGCACTCAACACTCCTTTCCTTGCGCGTAAGGAAGCCCTAGAAGCTCTAGAAAATGTACACGAGGTTCTATCTTTTGATGATAGCGATGGAACAGCACAGGCTCTCATAAGTAGCTTAGATGCAGCGTACCCCACTCACGATTTGGCGTTTGGTAACGGGGGCAACCGCAAGATACAGAATACCCCAGAAGTAGAAATTTGTCAGAAGCTTGGCATTGCTCAAGTGTGGGGTGTGGGGAATTGTTTTGATTAGGAGGAACTATGTTTGAAATGTTTGAAGGAACATCGATGTTATTTGCCTTGTTAGGTATCAATATATTTATGTTATATATGGTTAGGCACGTGATAAGGGATAACAAAGATGAATGAAGAAGACCTAGAGATTGATATTGAAGATATTGATCTGGCAGACTTAGATTTGCTGATTGACGATGATTGGATAAGTAGCATCGAAGGTACAGGCAGCATTCAGATCGATTTGGATTATTTGGATTGAAGATGAAAGTTGGTGACTTAGTTAAAGATATTTATTCTCATGTTTTGGGATTGATAATCGACATCCAAGAAAAACCAACTGGCGCGGATATTTATACAAAAGCGCATATTCTATGGGTCGACCCAGGGGATGAAATGAAACTTACCACTCCACGAAGTTGGCGAAGGGAAATGCAAATAGAGACCATCAATGAAGCAGGGTGATTTAGTAAGATGTATCTGGTGTCCTTTTACAGACGGAGGAACACCAACAGATCATCCTCTTTTTGCTCGAAGTCCAGAGTGGGAGGGAACATATAAATTAACGCGACCTATTAAAAATGAGTTAGGAATAATTCTATGCGTCGATCCATATCCTCACAATGATTTTACTACAAACAAAGGTAAAAAGATACACATTTGTTTTTTTAACGGAGTCCGATGGGCTCTCTATAAAGAACAACTCACATTGCTTAATGCATCTTAAAAAGATTAAAAACTATTTATATTATTATGAAACTTCTACTTGAAAACTGGCGAAAGTATCTCTCAGAATCAAAGGCAGAGATAAATAATGAGCTTTCAGAGATAGCATTTAACACGATGTCTGCGATGTCTGTGTTTCGCGACGACGGCAACCTCTCAGAAGCGGAAGCAGCGGATCTCCAATATCTTGCAAGCAATGCTGCGAATCCAGATGCAGAAGTTGTTGATAGATTTTATGACTCATTATACGGTGGAAAGCGAGCCGGTTTCCTCTCCGCTTATTCGCGTGACGAGTTGGCTAGAATGGATTTATATCTCTTAGACGGACACAACGCAGGCTTCGCCATTAAGGATGGTGACGATATTGTTAGCGTCCACAATAACTCTGAGCTAAGAGGTTTGGGAAGCGAATTTATGAGAAAAGCCAAAGAGGTTGGAGGCGCAAGACTAGATCATTTTGATGGTTTTTTGAGTGGCTTGTATAGAAAATACGGCTTCAATAATGTGTATGAAGTATATCAGTGGGATGAAAAATATAAACCTGCAAAATGGAACTATGACGAGGTAGACATTTTGAATCCACAAAATAGTATATATGCAGACGCACTTGACGATATGATGTACGAAGATCCTGGTGCTCTCCCAAATGAAGAAGTCGACATCAAAGCTGAAAGCGGACTGGATATTGACATTAACCCGAAATTAAAATATAATAGTTACAAATATGGACGCCCTGATGTAATCATGAGAAAACTATCTTAATTTTAAATTCGGAGAAACAATGAAGAAAGAAATACTTTATAAAGTACATGAAGGCTGTTATTTTAAGAAAGAAGAACTCACAGCCATGTGGTCGGAGAAATACAGTGATCCTAAGTTGGATCAAGAATGTTATTTGGTAAGAGTGATGCTCAAAAATAATTCTACTATATTAACTATCGCACATTCTCCCTCTAAGGAAGAGGCAGACAAGACGATTAAAGAAATAAATAAGACTTGACTCTTTAGCAAAAAATATTTATAATAGAAGAATGGAAAAAGGAATTTTAAAAGTAGGGGATTTGGTAAAATCCAAATGGTGTACTGATTACAATGAAAATGATTACGGAATTGTTAAGTGTGTATCAAAATCCAAGTCCCATGGCTATGTAGCGGTAGCGTGGACTGATGATTTTTTTAGTGAGTGGCAAGCTGAAGGATCTTTGGATCTAATAAGCGATGGAACATCTTAATGAAAAGCGAGACCTTAAAGTTAGCTTGGTTTCTTATTGCTTATATTTTTAATTTTGGTGATGCTATCTTTACAATGTATGCTATATCTATGGGGGCAACCGAGTTAAATCCTGTTATGGCATATGCTCTAGACATCGATCCTGTATTTTTTCTATGCGTAAAGGTATTGGTTTTTGCATTGGCGCTCGAATATATTGTGCGGAGGGCACCGAGGCTATTGATTTACACTGCTATTCTCTATACTTTTGTAATGGGTTGGCATCTATCTTTTTGGATGGGGATTTGGTAAATGAAAATCGGTGACTTGATCAAGGTAGCTTTTTGCCCCCCTCCTGAGAGCAGCTTTTATAACTGCGGGTGCTTTTTCTGCTCTAACAAGAGCAATCGTATGGGGATAATCAAAAAGATACAGCAATCGGAGACGTCTGCTGCAAAGGCGTATACCGTTCAGTTCGATATAGGCGAGTGGATAGTCTTTGAAGAAGAAATGGAGCTAGTAAGCGTCTTAAATGAGAGTGAGTAGATATTTTCCTTGACTTCGCTCAAGCGGTTCTTACAGTATATACATGCAAAAGAAAAGTCCACAACTTGGTGACTTGGTGATGTTCGATGAGTACAACAATAGCCTTAACACACCTTGGCAGCATCAACTTGGCATCATTACTGAGATGCGACCGCACAAGCGATGTGTGGTACGTTGGCCCGATGGCGGCACCAGTATGCCTGAACTGCGAATTTTAGATATCCTAAATGAATGTGAGGGAGCGAGCAAGAACAAATGAGTTCAAAAAATACAAAGAAACCATGGTTTCTTTATGTAGTACGGTGTAGCGATGATACATTTTATACGGGAGTGACAAGTAATATTGACCGTCGTGTTAACGAGCACAACCATTCATCCAATGGAGCAAAATATACAAAGACACGAAGACCGGTTCAGTTAATTTACTGGAGAGATTTCAAGGATCGATCGGCAGCACAAAAAGCTGAATATAAGTTTAAGAAATTAACTCGATGCCAAAAAGAGAAAATCATAAATGAATATCTATAAAGTATTAACAGTTAGTTTGTTTCTCATAACTCTTCTTCTGATATATAATGGTTACGAGAAGAAGCGAGCGCTGGACTCTTGTATAAACGATGTTACGCAAAAATGTTCAGGTTTATTTTCCTATGCTTCTGCGCTGGAAGAAGAGAATGCCAGACTGAACAAGCTCATTCGAGATTGTAGAGCTAATGAAAGCAGGTGATCTAGTGAGGATCAATCGTCCAAGCTCCGAGATGACCCACGGATCCCTTGGTTTAATAATTGAATTATGTGCGCCAGGTGCTCATCACCAAAATGATTTGTGGAGAATCCTGCTTTGTGATAATACAAAAAGGACATCTCAATTGCTTTTTGTAGCCCAGAACTTGGTGATAGTCAGTGAAAGTAGGTGATTTGGTCAAATGTAAAGATGACCGTAACTTATATTTTGGCTATGGTATGATTTTGGAAGCTGAATCTCGTATGATTCTTGTCCGCTGGTTTGAAGATAATAACGAAGAATGGGTTTGGAAAATTAGTTTAGAGGTAGTCAGTGAAAGTAGGTGATTTAATTAGAGATAGAGACTATCCAGATGATTGCCCAGGCATAATCGTTCGTATAGATGATCGAAGAAAATCAAGACCGTATATTGTTTTGTGTTCCGATGGAGTTTGTAGGTCATTTCCGAAGCGCTACGTTGAAACCGATTGCGAAATTGTAAGTGAAAATAGGTGACCTAGTGTCCATACGACCTATTTTTGGTCGCCCCCTTGACAAAACCATCGGCGTTGTTATACTTGAAGCAGAATACGAGGGATATAAGGGACCTAAACCGATGAGGACGTTTTGCATTCAGTGGTTTGCAGACAGACCGCAGCAATGGTGGGACGAAGACGATTTGGAGATTGTAAGTGAAAGTCGGTGATTTGGTTCAAATTTTACCTGCTCGCATCAGTCACTATATTATAGTTGATAGATGCGTTGATCAACAATACGGTACTCCGCAATGGATTCTCTATTCGTTGGATGATACAGGAGGAATAACAATGTCCGAGTCATGGATCGAGGTTGTCAGTGAAAGTCGGTGATTTGGTTAGAGATAACGGAGATAATGATTTGGGTCTTGTCGTGAGCGAGGTTCGTTCTTATGATTTGGATGGAGAAGAGGGCGCAGAGTATGTCTGGGTCCAATGGAGCGAGTACGAAAACCCACAAAGAATGGCGCTGAAAGCAATAGTCGACGGCTGGGTTGAGGTAATCAGTGAAAGTCGGTGATTTAGTTCGTTTTTCAAAACATAATATGTATAACAAAAAGTTAGACATTAAATGGGGCTTGGGCTTGGTTACCGAGGTATATAGCGACCATGGTCGTGATAATGACGATCATGATGTGGAAGTTTGGTGGGCTAAGGTTGGTACTTCGCGAACGATAGCAGAAGATGTCATGGAGATAGTTAATGAAGCTCGGTGATTTAGTGGGGTTCGGTGATCGCACAGGCATCATCGTCGAGGATCATACAATGTGGTGTACCTACGCCAATGATGAGCCATATCTAATGGGTGCAATGGTGGTTTATATTGAGGGTCGGCTTCGACGTGTGGTATATAAGAATCTGAGGCTGCTTAATGAAAGTCGGTGATTTAGTTCAATATCATGCTCGTGAAGAAGAGGAGGACACACTAGGCATTATTATAAAAGAAGAAGTTCAGCGAAACTATCTTGGAGAGCCAAAATTTTTTGTTGAGGTTCACTGGTTCGACAATGATGAAACAACTTATGAACACGCTGATATCCTTCTTGATCCGGCTGAAGAGTGGATATGGGTAATATAATGAAAGTCGGTGATTTGATTGAATGCCCCGCAGGAATTGGGTTGATAACTGACGCCAATACTGTCAAACAAGGTGGATATGTTTTTGTGCATTTTCTCGGTGGATGGGGCAATGTCGTTGTCTATTGTAATACATTGAAGGTGATAAGTGAAAGTCGGTGATTTGGTAAAACCTGTACCATGTTACCCTTGACTTTCCGAATACCGTACCTATAGTTAGAGCGTAACTGCTTACAAAAGGAGACAAGAAGATGGTCTGGATGAAAGATCCAAAAACCGGCCGGAGCAAGAGAACGGTTCATTGTGGCTGGTGCTATGAAACAGGACACAACCGTGCGAGCTGCCCCCACTTAGGGGAAGCCATGAAGAAAAGAGTCGAGGATCTTAAAAAGCAAATTGAAAGAGGCGTGTTCGAGAATTCTTATTGGGATGAATCGAAGGCCAGATATGAGATAGACCGCGTAGAAAAAAGATATGGTAGAGGCAAAACGCGCAAGAAAAGTACGTGTTCTTATTGTGAAGATGAAGGGCACAATAGAAGGTCATGCGAATTTCGTAAGAGTGATGTGCGTGCAGACGTTCAGAAAACCTTGTCGGCACGCAAAGAAATCGCGACCCGATTAGACCTTTCGGGATTTGGTCCCGGTGCTCTCGTCATTATCCATAAAAAATGGGGTGACGAGCCAGGAGAACAGCCTGCTTTGGTGGACAGTATCAATTTTGTTGCCATTACTCATGAAAATGTTTTCGGTGGCAATCATGATTTTACAAGATTAGCAATTGCTAGAGGGTTCCCTACAGAGGATTACCCAAAAGGGCGAACCTATCCAATTTCACTGCCTTTAGATGTAGTTGATATTCATAATCGCGCAACCAAGGCAAAACTTCACTGCTATACACAGTTTGATGCTTATGAATTGGTATCTCCTGTTAATGTCTCAGTCCCAGATGAGTTTTTAACTCTAGAGGGTTGTTCAAGGGGTGTTCGTTTGTCGGGCAAGTTTGAAGGGCGACGACCTCTCGAATATAGCAATCCGCACTATCCACCAGAGGAGGAATAATAATGACTTTGAAAGAAGCACATAAGCTACAACCTGGCGCAATCGTTAGGGAATCTTGGGGGCATGCCTGGAATCAAGGGCTTGTCTTGGCTAAAACATATGTGAAGGAAACTCATAGAGCCAAGATGCTATGCCAAATGAAAGAGGAACGCTATGATGTTGTGGTTCATTGGCTAAAAGGTCCGAGGACAGGAGCCAGGGAGACAAATCCAAACACCTATCAAAATTGGGAACTGATGCTTCTTTCTCATTATGTCCCTTGACTTTGGAAAATCCGTCCCTATGGTATGGGCGTACCCTACTAACGAAGGAAAAGCAAAATGGGTTATCGTTCAGAAGTAGTCTTCGCAGTTTCAGAAGAAGTGATTCCCGCTTTGATGTGTTTGTTCGCAAAGAAGCCAGAGGTGCAGAAGCTTTGCACTGTTGATTCAGAGCTAGATACTGACTACCAAGATGGTTGGCTAATGCGCTGGGACTATATCAAGTGGTACGAATCCGACACTGTGATAAATGATCTTGCGAGTTTCATCGAGGCTTTAGAATCTGATGACTTGTCTGATTATGGGTTAGATGACGACACGGACGGATGGTATCAACGGTTTAAGTTTATCCGCATAGGCGAAGATTATGATGATGTGGAGTCTAAGGGATGCGGATTTGACGACATCCAATTGAACCGAGCAATTTCATATTAAATATTGACTTTAGGTAATCCGTGCTTATAGTTATATTGTGGGAGGATCATATTCAATGATACAGACTGAAAACGATAATTTTATCTCTAGGGTTAAGAAGCTTATAGATTCTCCTCATCTTTCGGATTGGGAGGAAGGCTTTTTGAGTTCTCTGAAGACCTCACTTGATAAATGGGGCAGACTAACAGCCCGACAGCATTCAGTATTGCAATCTATTGAAAGCAAGAATGATCCTGCCCATGTGGCTGCTCGGAAGGCATGGGCAGAAAATTTCACTGATGAAATGCGTGAAAAGCTTGTGATTGCTGCTCGCTACTACACACAGAATCCTCCTTACTTTGCAGATGCAGCGGAAAGAATTCTTTCCGATGATAAATACATGCCATCTCAAAAACTATATACCAAGATGGTTGAGAACAAATATGTCAACCGCGTCATCGCGAACATCGAATCTGAACCAACTTACCCAGCAGGTTCAATGGCTTGCGTCAGAGCAACTGCTAGCGGCTATCTGGGACGTTTGCGGAACAAATTGGTAATGGTAGTCGAATACCCTGACAAGTTGCCTCGTGCGGCCAAAGGTGCCAAACCTGTAGTGATTCTCCCGGTAGGTTCAACCGAGATGATTGAAACCGAAGAACGTTGGCTTAAACGTGCGAGTGTGTGATGAAAAAAGTATTTCAGTCCCTTGCAGGAATGGCATATGAATTGTTTGCACCCTTTGCTATTCTCTATTTAATATGCACCCTAATATGGGATCACCATCACATTACCAGAATGTGGTTTCACTTGCAGAGTTGGCTAGCTTCCGTGCTATGTGTGCTTTAACTCGTTGAAATAATTAAAAAATATATTTTTTCTTTACTCATGAGATACTGTTCCTACAGTATAGGAGATTAAAGCACTGTGGCGGAATTGGCATACGCAACGGACTTAAAATCCGTCGCCCGTAAGGGATTGAGGGTTCAAGTCCCTCCAGTGCTACATTCACAAAAGGAGATAGAGGTGGATTTCACTTTAATTACAATAGTTTACCCGGTAATGACGGCGTTGGTCCTGGCTTATCGAATTTTTGTTGCATAAAAACCTTTACTTTGGTTTTTTCGTTCTTATAGTTTAAACATCAATGGAAGCTAATACTTATAGTATAGGAGAATAAAATGGCTGTTGATTTCAAAACGTTTCGTTCCGTGGCATCCCACGTTATAGCTGTCAAGAAACCTGTCTTGCTGCGTGGTCGTCATGGAGTCGGTAAATCTGAGGTTGTATATCAGGTTGCTGAAGATCTTAAACTACCCGTTGTCGAACGTCGTGCGTCACAAATGACCGAGGGCGATCTCATTGGATTACCTAAGACTGACGGTGATATCACTTCTTTCTGTCCCCCTGATTGGTTTCATCATGCTTGTGAAAAAGCAGTGGTTCTCTTCTTTGATGAAGTTGATCGTGCTGTAACCGAAGTGCGTCAAGGTCTTTTCGAGTTGACTGATTCTCGCAAACTCTTTGGTAAACACTTGCATCCGAAAACTGTCATCTTGGCTGCTGTTAATGGCGGCGAGCATGGTTCCCAATATCAGGTAGGGGAAATGGACCCGGCTGAATTGGACCGATGGACTGTTTTTGATGTAGAGCCAAGCGTTGAAGATTGGTTGGATTGGGGCAAGAAAGAGATTGATTCTCTTATCTGGGACTTCATCAATCAGAATCGCTCTCACTTGGAGCACTCTGAAGACTTTGAGCCAAACAAAGTTTATCCTTCACGTCGTTCTTGGAAGCGCTTGAATGATTGCTTGGTTGCTGCTAGTCTTCTGTCTGAGGAGCAAAAGCATAATGCTGACGTGTATCATCTTTCTAGTGCCTTTGTTGGCATGGAAGCCGCCGTTGCGTTCCACGATTTCGTTCAGAATTATGAACGTCAAGTGACTGTTGAGATGATTCTTGATGAGGGACAAACCGAGAAGACTTCTGACTTTGGTATCAACGAGCATTGTGCGCTCATCGAGAAGATGGAAGCTACCGATACTTTTGTTGAACCTCTTGCAGAAGAACAGATTCAAAACTTGACGAATTACTTCGTAACGCTTCCTTCCGAGGCAGCAATGAAGCTTTGGACGGTTCTCGGTAAAGGCGATAATCAAAATGTAATCGCGTTGCACAAGGCAACTTCTGACGATGGTACTAAAGTTTCTGCTCGCATGGTTCAAATGCTAACCGGAAAGGAAAAGAAATAAGAGTTACGCAAAGGGTAAAAAGAGTTTATTTAATCAAACACCTTTCGCCTTCTAGGTGTCAAAACAAAAGCAGGATAGTAAGGCTGCTCTACGAGAAATCAGCCCCCTTTGCGCTTTTTCCTTTACTTAATCAAATCCGTTCCTATAGTTAGTATGTAACAGGGAGACAAACCGTGTTTAATTTGAATGACCATATATTTCGTTTGCTTCAACGCGAACCATTCTTCGCTGCCCTTTCCAGGCGCATCGAGAAGACAGAAAGCAAAGCCATTCCAACGGCTGGCGTTCGTGTGAACCCTGATACGGGTTATTATGAGATGATGTATAATGCAGACTTCTTTGAAAATCTGACTGATGAACAAAGGTCTGGTGTCTTGGTTCATGAGTTTTATCATCTTGTTTTTGAACACGTAACTGGCCGTTTACCTGATGAACTAGAAGGCGCAATGGTTAAGCCTACGCGAAAGCAAATGGGTCTTTTTAAGCTTTGGAACATCGCAACTGATCTTTCAATCAATTGCCATATTGGCAAAAGTAAATTGCCTGAGAACTGTTGTTTTCCTGGTGTTGGTATGTTTGAAGATTTCGCTGAATTTGAAACCGGGGAATTCTATTATGAAAAGCTCAAAGAGAAACTAGAAGAAGAAAAGCAAAAAGGCGAAGGTGGAGGCAAAGGCGAATTCGATCCTGATGCCGCTGGTCAGTTTGATGACCATGGCGAATGGGGTGATGAAGCTTGTGACGAGGCAACAAAGGAAATTGCCAAAGAACGCTTGAAAGAAGCCATGAAAGGTGCCGTGCAGGAAGCAGCCGGAAAGGGTTGGGGTTCTGTCTCAAGTAGTACCAAACGCGACATTATGGATAGGATATCCACTCGCGTTGACTGGCGCAAAGTATTGCGATGGTTTGTTAAATGCTCACAACGTTCTAATAAGCGTTCAACGCCACGTCGATTGAATAAGCGTTATGCTTATATCCATCCGGGTAGGAAAACCGAACGGGTTGCGAACATTGCTGTTAGTATCGATCAGTCGGGCTCTGTTTCTGATGAAATGCTTGCACTCTTCTATGCTGAATTGAACAAGCTTGCTGATATTGCTAGCTTTACTGTTATTCCGTTCGATACGCAAGTCGCAGAAGACAAAGTGTATGCTTGGAAAAAGGGAGAGCACAAAAAGCGAGAGCGCGTTTTGCATGGAGGCACAGACTTTAATGCTCCCACCGAATATGTTAATAAAGGCAACTTTGATGGTCATATTGTACTGACTGATATGTGTGCCCCTAAACCTAAGCCTTCAAAATGTTCAAGAATGTGGATGACTGATAAAAGAAACGGAAGCAATCCATATTTTCAAACGAATGAAAGAATTGTTATTGTTGATTAAGGAAAATGAAATGAGAAACTTGATTAA